AAGGACGCCACACACTACGTGGAGACGCGCGTCACCAACGTTGAAGTGATAGAACGGAACCCACCGATAGGACAGGTCATAGTAACCGTCGAGGTGGAATACATGTACAAGAGGGGTAACGCATAATGAGAGAGATGTACGACAAACAAGGGAATTCACAATTGGTCCCGGATCAACAGGTCCAGGAGAAATTGAGATCAGGTTGGGTGTTTTTCAAAAAACCTGAATCAGCACCGAGTGTTGAGAAAAAAAGCATCATGAAAACTAAAACAACAACAAGACCGAGAGCCACTATGCGTATAACCAAGGCAGAGGCGGAGGTCATAAAATCCATTAAGGAGGACAACTAATGGCAAACAATACAACTGCATACGCAGGCACATCAGGTGTGGCCAAGTTCGATGTTGGTGGCTCCGCTACTACTATCGCATCAGTCATATCATTCACACTAACAAACACGGGTGATGTCATCGAGACATCAGCAATGGGCAACACGGCTAGGACATACGTTCCAGGCCTAACCAACGCGACAGCATCAATGAGTTTATATTTCGTTGACGGTGATGCGGCCCAGGCGGCGTTACAGACAGCACCGGGATCAGCGGCGGCCACAATCGAACTGTATCCATCAGGTGAGACCACAGGTCAGAAACTATCAGGCGAAATGATCGTTACTTCATTTGAAGTTTCGGCGGCCAATGATGGTGCCGTGACCGCGGAAGTGTCAGGACAGATTACAGGAGCGGTTACAGTAACCAACCTATAATGACAAGAGTTATCTTTAACGGCGACAGCATTACTTTCATAGGTATCGATGTTGCCGTTCTAGATAGGAGTAAAAAATGAAGATAATTTTTAAACCATTATTGCTTACGAAGGCCTTGACAAAAGGCATTGAAAAACAAATAGAGCAAGTGAGTGACAAATTACTTCAAGAGGTCAAACGTAGATCACCAGTGCGTTCAGGCCTGTTCAAGAACAGTTGGCGTATGAAGGGCAGTGGCACAAAACGTACCATTTCAAACCCACAACCATACGGACACGCACTTGAGCACGGCAGGAGCAGTCAAGCACGGGATGGTGTCGTTGGACCAAGTTTAAAAACAATAAAGACATAACAGGAGATATAACATGAGTATAATGGACAAAATAGGGAAACACTACCAGTCAAGTATTGGTGGTGAAATGAAGAAGATACACGTGGAGGAATGGGACACTGACATTTATTGCAGGACAACATATCCACTCAAAGACGAGGCCAAGGTGATGGAACTGCAGGCGGCAGGTAAAACTATCGAGGCGGTCGTTGAGAGTATAGTTGTAAAAGCCAGGGACAAAGATGGCAAACGATTATTCCATGACGCAGACAGGATTAAATTGATGCACGAAGCGGATCCACTGGTTGTGGTGAAGGTTGGTACAGCAATCAACAATGCGAAAATTTCCGCAGATCAGGAAACAATCGCAAAGGAATAAAATCCAATGTTGAACTCCGGTTTGTAATAATACTGGCCGATAGACTCAAAAAGTCTATTGAAGAGATATTGCAAATGTCAACATTGGAATTAGAACTGTGGTCCGGATATTTTTTGTTCGAACACAAAGAAAGTAAAACAACCATGGGTGGCCAAAAGCCTCCTATGCCAACAAGGAGACGTAGCTAATGGCTGATGCGAGACAGAAACTAGTAATAGATGTAGTTGCCAAGAACACCGGGGCGTTAGGCGGGGTTGCGGCTGGACTGAATAGCGTAAAAGCATCAGCACTCGGCGCCGGTGCGGCATTGAGGACATTGGGACCATTACTTGCTGTGCTTGTTACAGGTAAGGTGATCAAAGACATAGTAACCACTAATGCGAGATTTGAAGACTTAAGGACAACCTTGAGCACAGTGGCCGGATCCGCACAAGGTGGTGCAAAAGCATTTGACCAAATCAGCAAATTCGCAACCAAGACACAGTTTGGTGTTGAAGACCTTACAACCACATACATCAAATTAGCAACATCTGGAATAGAACCAACAGAAAAATTATTGACAACATTCTCCAATGCGGCGGCCGTGACCACGGATCAGGTTGGTACGTTAGGCGCACTGACAGATGTGTACACGAGGTCATTGGCGTCAGGTCAAGTTGAACTACAAGAGTTTGACAAGTTACAAGACAGGGGACTGCCTGTTTATGACATCCTCAAACAGAAATTGGGTGTAACCAGGAATGAATTAGGCAAGTTCAGTAAAGAAACCGGCAACACGGAATTGATATTACGAACACTGTCAGAGACCATTGAAGAGCGTTATGGTAATGCCACAGCCAACCTACTACAGAACACATCAACAAAATTCAGTAACCTAGGCATCGCACTCAAGAATGTTGCGGACAGGATGGGAAATGAATTCAGTCCATCATTCAAAGACGGCATAGACCAAGTCACAGAATTCGTTGAAGCAAACGAAGACCTAATGGCGGGTCTGGGCACGTTCATTGGTAGCACGATAGGACTGGTCGTGAAAGGAATGGGAAAAGTTATCACACTGTTCTTCAAGGCAGTGGGTCAGGTAAGTGATTTGTACAATGCCGTGCAGGAGTTCTTCCTAAACAATGAATTAAACGACGGCATACAGAAAGTGATAGACCTATTCACAGAGTTTGGTGGAAAGGTACTGGACATTGTTATCGAGGCATTAAGGAAGACATCTAGATTCTTACGAGCGGTGGTGGATGCTTTATTGGATGTGGGGTCAGCAATAGGAAAATTAATATTCAAAGAAAAAGAACTAATAATACTCGACGACCAACGTATAGAAAATTTAAGATTATTCCACGAAGGCTATCAGACCGTTACAGAGGACATCAAAGAGAACAACAAAGCAATGAGCGAAGGTGTGTTCGTGTCCAAGACCATGGTGATGAAACAGAAGGAGATGAATCAAGTCTTAAAGAAAACAAAAGTTGAAGTATCAGACTACGAGAAGGCATTGACTAAATTGCTTGAAGAATACAGCCTGAACAACATCGCGATCGGCACCTTGATTGGATCAATGACGGCATTCGCCAAGACCACGGAGTCAGCATTGACTGATGTGATACTTAAGGGCAAGTCATTGAAAGAGGCCCTGGGTGAGATAGGGCAAGCAATACTACGAGAATTAATAGGTGGAATCATAAGATTGGTTATTGTAAAACCAATATTAGACCAGATAGCCAAAATATTCAAGGTTGACCTGGTAGATGGTGTTCTCAAACAGGCCAACGCACAGGCCAAACTCAACACAGAATTAAAGAGGACCATAGGACTGAAATTATTACTGATGCTATTGGGAGGTGCCGCGGACGGTGGCGCCATCGGATACGGCAACAGCAAGGGCAAGGCCAATGGCGGTGCCATAGGCTACCGTGGAGCAAGGGCCATGGGTGGCAACGTGGGCACCGGCGGTGCTTACCTCGTGGGTGAGCGTGGACCGGAACTGTTCGTGCCCAACACCGCGGGCACTGTTGTGTCCAACGAGGCATCAGGCAGTAGGATGGGAGAGACCACGATCAACTTCAACATCAATGCGGTTGACGCCGCTGGGTTTGATGAACTACTGTTGTCAAGGAAAGGACTGATCATTGGTACCATACAACAGGCCTTCAGACAGCAGGGCAGGAGATTTGCCTAATGTATTCAACCAACATAGGTAGTCTTGAGTTGACCAATAACACATACAACGAGAAGAACACCAGCATCACTGGTCGTACTTTCGTCGCAGACTTTGGCAATAACTATTGGACTTTTAGGATCAGGACCACACCATTGTCTCGCGCGGATTTCGCACAAAAATTTTTCTTGACCAACCAAGCAGGAAATGGACTGCTGTACAGTTTCAGTGGTAGCAACGTGGGTAGGATCAATACCGCCATACAGATACCAGTTCTCAATGACAGCGCCGGAACTGTGAGTGGTACTGTGCTTACCACCAGTGGCACAGGTGTAGAACCTTTTTACAGCCAGGCCGTTGGTTCAGACACAGTTGGAGTAACGGGCGGCACTGGCACCATAAAGGCCGGTGATCTAATCCAGTTCGCCAATCATGCTAAAGTTTATATGGTCACCGAGGATTGTGATCTAGACGGAAGCAGTGTTGACATTTTGAAGATAACACCTAGATTGATAAAAAATGTTGATTTCAATCAAGTGGCATATGATTCAGTAACATTCTCGGCCATACCGGACAGTGATGTTATAAGTTGGGACATAGGTGTAGAAGAACTTTACGAATTCGAGGCCACCTACAGGGAGGTGTTCTAATGGCTGGCACATTCCCTGATAACACAATATTCAAGTCAATGCAGATAAGATCAGATACCAACCAATTCACAACCATCGATGGCAACAACAACCTCTATGGTAAATTTCCAGCGGAACCGGTTTCATGGGCCGACAGGACGGTTTCCGACATCACTCACGCGTGGGAGTTTGATCTCACCACCAAACCATTGACCCGTTCAGAGATGGGTCCTATCCTGGCATTCCTGAACAAGCAGAACGGATCAGCAGAAACCTTTGAGATAACACCACCACAGACCAATTCTAGGAACGGAGATCCAAATCTAGATAGGGTGTTCTTGCTGGGCACGGCGCTACAGAAAGGTGCGATTGGTATAATCTACTTCATCGATGCACCCTTCGAGGACTCACCTGATTTTGATGCAGATGGAGGGGTGGTTCAGATCTTTCCCGGTGATTTCTTTAGATTCACAGGACATGATAAAGTTTATTGCTGGCAGAGTTCGGTGTTCACTGCGCCTTGTGCCAATTTTGATGCTTTCCTTATTGGTCAAAATGGATATTTTTTTCCTCCAGCACAACAGGCATTGTCCAGTGGCGCACCGTTCCAATTAAACCCCAGTTTCAAGGTGGCATTGATAGCTGAACCAATTGTGGTTGAGACAAACGTAGATGGCCTGTACGAGATAAAAATATCAGTGAGGGAGGAACCATATGCCTAGATCCAATGACCTCACAACCACTATCCTGGATACCAGGACCATACGGTTCATTGACTGCGTCAAGATAGAATTGTCGGCCGGTACCCTATTCTACACCAACTATGAAGCGGACATAGCCCTGACCAGCATTGATGGTAGCACATTTGACATCTATCTGACGGGGCAAGGCTATGTTGGGCATTCGCCGATCACATCAACCGGGCAGGCCAACCCGGATACTGTTAACATCACATTTGACAGCAGTCAACTGGACAGCACTGCCAACCTGGTCGGACCGGCATTCCTTAACGGGGACACCACTGGTGCGCCGATTACAATTACCAAGGTGCACATCACCAGCTCCGGCACTGTGGGCATATCATACATCGCTTTCCGTGGCATCATAGACAACTTCTCGATGAAACTTACGGATACATCGCAGACATTGACCATATTCTGTGGTGGGCAATTCGCTAATTTTGATAAACAGGCATTGTATGGCTATACCAACACAAAAAGTCAGCAGTTGGTGTATCCCAATGACACGGGGTTTGATTTCAGTGAGAATGACAACTCGAACATAAGGTGGGAGGAATAGATGGGGATAGGTAAATTTTTCAAGAAAATAATTCCAAAAGAGATCAGGAGACCGGTAAAGGCCATCGTTGATCCAGTAATAGATTTTACAACCAACACTCTAAAAGCAGTTATATCGCCATTCACGGGGGGCTTTGACCTACCTGATGTCAGCCTGGATGTCAACGCAGGTTCTGGACAGATCAAAGCGGCGACCACCGTAGATTTTAATGCGGCCAACAGGGCAATACCGGTGCTATATGGTAACAATGTCAGTGTGGCCACAATACCGGTGTTCGTGGGCACACATGGTGATGATTCCGCCGACACCAGCAAACAATATCTTTACATGGCCGCTGTGATATCCCAAGGATTCCACGGTGCGGGCACAGCCAAGACTCAGGTCATATTTGGTAGTGTGCTGTCAAGGATGACCATTGATGGCAAACCTGTACATCTAGGAGTCGGGACGCAAAACTTAAACGACAGTTACAGTTCAAGGTATGATGGTAGCACAACGCTCGGTGAGACCACTTCAAACGGCGGGATAAGATCAAGCGGCAAGGGAGGGGTACAGCCCTCGCAATACACAATAACCAAAGGCACTTTCGCTAACAGATTAAAACTACAATATTTTGATGGTAGCAGTGATCAACCTGCCTCAAGCCTGTTGAGGGAACACCCCGATTGGGATGATGACCAAAACACTCTGAGCGGAATACATTATGTCGCATTAAGATTCGAATTAAAGGCGGCAGACGAGGTAGTAAGCGGCAGTGATGGTGATGGCACTTTTAAACAACCTTATTCATCCACGCCGGCTGTAGTTGTGACCACCAGTGGCCGTAGTATTCCAAATTTCACAGTTGGACATAGCCATTCGCCGGGGTATCATGAAAGATTCCAAACCACAAACAATTTGCCGGCACCGGGTGGAATATTCAGTGGTGCTTCTCCACACATCAGTCATCACAAGCCGTTGAATGCACCTGCGCCAGACGGACTCATCAATGGAATTGATAAAGTGGCAAGTGACGTTGTAGCGGTTGACAGTGATACCGTATTAGAGATACAACCTTACGCTGATTTCCAAGCAAAAAATTACAACAGTTTGGCCCATGGCACGGGCATACAACCATTCAACGTCCATGACCATTTATTCAATCTCGGATGGACTTATGATTTCGTTTTCATGGTTCCTAGTGGTTTTGATTCCGCGACAGATCTTGATCACGCACTGTGGTTGAAACATGTGGGAAGTGGTCATTATAGGTTCATTAACCAGCAATCTGCCCTGATCTACAATAGGACCATTCCTGATGCCACTGTAACTTTCTTTGCTTATGACAGTGATCTAACAGAAGCAATCATTAACAATAGCGTACCTACAGAACAGGCAGGTGATAGCACCACTGCCGAATATAGATTTTATTCTGATTCATTCACAACCAATCTATTGAACAATCGATTCCATGCGCTAACGGGCGATCAAGTGATGAGATTAAGGATAAGAGATTACTCCACAGGACAAAATGATGTATACCAGATCACATCTGTTAATGATGCCAGCATATCCGACGCCGATTACCCATACATCACTTTTGGAATCTACAACGAAGACAGCAGTGCGGTTCCTAGTAATTTTTACAGCACGGTGCCAATAAATGCCACTGTGTATGTGGAGACGCAGAATGGAGACGCATCTGGAACGTGGGATCCACGTCCGGCCAATATTGAGTTACACCGGGATCAAGGTTATCTCGTTGATGGTTTATCACACCAAGGATATTTTCCAGACGGCAATCCCATTGAATACCTTTTCGATTACCTGCTGAATCCAAATTATGGGATGGGCCTATCAATAAACGACCTCGATACAGAAAGTTTTGTGGAAGCCAGTATCGCTGGTGACAGGATACCGGAATACATTTCGGCAACCTTTGATCCCTTTTACATGAACAAAGGCACGTCATTAGATGTTTTCGCAAGGAATGAATACATGTATGGTCCGAATGCATCACCTGGTACCATCGAGGGTGATAGGTTTTCAATATCTGACAACACATTAGATAGACAGTTCGTGATTGACACCAGCAGATCACACCTACAAAATGTCAATGAGATCCTGGCATCCGTAGGTGCCATACTTGATGTGGTAGACGGCAAATTCAGATTAATACTTGAGAACGCTGGCGTGCCATACAATCAGGAGTCAATACCACCGGCCACTGCATTACCTATCACAGCACATATCAAGGACGAACACATCATTGATGCGATCACCTTGAACACCACAAGTGTCAATGACAAGTTCAATCTCATCAAACTGGATTACACTGACTTACAATTGAATTCGCAACCAGACAGTGTGATGAGCCCAGATCCGGTGGACGACAGCACCGATATCAGGACACAATACCTGGCCGAGGACAATGACAAACCCCTGGAGGGCAACTTCACCTTCAGGAGCATTTATGATCCTGTCACCGCGGGCAAGATATCCACGCTGTTGTTGAAGAAATCCAGGGGTCAGCCAACTCTCAACTTCGTTGCATCACACATAGCATTGAATTGCCTGCCAGGTGATTTCATCAGGATAACCAGTGAATCTATGAAGTTGGATGACGTGTTCAGGGTAACTTCTGCCACGCTGAACAACGATCACACCATCGCGATGGCTTGTATAAGGCACGTGCCTGAATTCTATGACATCACGGACCAAGGTCAGATCTTTGAAGGCAGGAGAAACATAATCGATATCAAATAGTGTCCATGAATTCCTTGGCACTGGTCCATAGCAAGGGGAATCCAAAATCTCTGGGTTGGTCATGGATAACATTTAATTGTGTGATTTCACTAACGTGTCGCAGGAATCGTAATTTATGAGTGTTGTGTTTGGTTGGGGGGAAAGAACGCCATGGGTATTGTTCGTCATAGATGCTGTGATTGGTGCGTTGCCAGTCCAATCCCAATAGATTGATTTTTCTACAACCAAATTGTATGGCCAGTGTTAATGCCAATGTACCACTACAGAAACCTGTGTGATGTCTCCATTCTCCATGACTGACGTTGGATGCCACAGTGTTCCACGATTGATTTTGATAATTTCTCCTGGTCCAATATGTCACATTTGGGTTGAGTCCTTCTGAGTCTAATCTTTGAATCACTGGCCGATCATAGGCACACACGTGATCCACTGCCCTGTGCTGTTCTATGAAGTTGCAACCGATCTCCAAGGGCTGTCTGGGTATGTCAAGGAACTGCCTCACGCTGGGACCATTGAACCACACCACCGCCGTTTCTTTACCATGTCGCATAGGGATATTTAAATACCCACGAGGTCAGTGAGCAATGAAAAGAGACATATTCAACCGGATCATAGAGCAGTTGGGCGGCAGGTGGGTGCTGGCCAGGACACAGGGACGTGGAGGTCCTTCTGGAGTGCCCGAGGTGAGATGGCCCAACAGGACCCGATGTCGGCGACCAGGCCCGGACTGCCCAAACCCACACACCACGTCATTCAATCCACGCAGGACGCACCGTCGTTGGTGCCATCACTGCGCGTGGCGTCAAACTTAAATACTGCTGTTCAATATCTCCCGATATGAACCGTCAGTGTCCCTTTCTGGCATATCCCCTTGATGGGGCACTGGCCTCACAACACGAATTCTGATAGGTGATCCCGGAGGTGGTGCATCAACCACACGCGCTGACGTGGGGTCAATCCGCCATGATCCCGATACCAGGCCATCTCACCCAACATCTGGTTGTACACGGCACCGGGCACCCGGTGATCGCGTGGCAGGTGTCGTATGAAGTGTTCGGTGATCTGGAACAGTTGGCGGTCGGTGAGCTGTATGTCGCGGTGATGGCCGGACCAGGTGTGTATGTGCTGTATGGCATCATTGGCCAGCATCTATGACCTCCCACACCCGTTGTGCCTGTCGGGGATTCAACCAGGCTATGAAGTTTCTCTCGGTGCAGTCAGCACACTCCAACCGGTAGAGTTGGTCGGAGTCAGTTGATACCACACGCACGGTGTGATCCTGGTGTCGTGTATAGCGGGGTGAACGGTGTAATCTATCCATAGTGTGATTATACTGTGTTCCAGCGTGTGTGTCAATGGTGTGGAATGGTGTGGTATGGTGTGGATGTGATATTTTGGATGTGGATATAGATTATACAGATCGCTCTAAACCCAAATCACTGACGGATATTGGGTATTACCAAATAACAGAGTTATTGGCCATGCGTTTGGAATCTATGTATTTGAAGTATCCAATCTCTTCATCTTCTGGTAAGATTTTACTCCAACTTTCAAACCTTTTATTGA